CCCTCCTTTCCGTTTCGGACCGCAAAGCTTTGTCAAAGTCCGCTTGCGTGTAGGTCTTTTCTGTGCCCTTACCGTTGCCGTCACCCGTTACAGTCGATTCTGCCGGCGGATTGCCGTTTGCACCTTCTGCCCCGTTGGTTGCCCCGTTAAGTTCACCGTTTAACTCTGCCATTTTAAAATCCTCCTTTATGGCATAAAATTTAAGCCTTTTAATGTCTTACTTAGGACAGTTTTTTTATAAAAAAAGAACAGTTCTTTTAAAACTGCTCTTGATTTATTAAATTATGTCGTTTATATGTTCCAATGCCGACGCTCCAAACAGTTTTAATGCCTGTAATCCCAGAACGCCGCATTTTTTTATGATATATTTTAACTTATCCGCATTGCTTATTTCTTTTTCAATTCCGAATTTGCTTTCTACATAATCTATGCCGTCTTTTGTAAGACCGACATTTTTTGTATACACTTCGTAAAACTCGTTATTGTCTGCCGGATATGCGTACAAGCCATTTATATATCCCTCTTTCGACAGTTTTCCAAGTGCTGTATTAAACACATCTATATCCATGTTTAAGCTTGAACACTTAACGCTGTCCATTTTAGGCAGGTCTTTTTGATACTCTATGTACAATGCAAGTAATACTTGCTGTTTGGCATCTAATTTCATTATTTTGCTCCTTTCATAACAAAAGCGCTTACATAACCGTAAACGCTTTATTATTCAATTTTCTATGATTTCCCATCTTCCGCCGGGGCTTGAACCATCAAGCGGCGCTGGCTTTATCTTTGAATATAAATAATCCTCTCCGCTATCATCAATAACCCTATAAAAATTCCCCTCATCGGTTGCCTCATATATCTTGCCGTTTGTAAGACTGTCAACGCCGAAGCTTTCGCCTATATATTTTAATTTCATGTTTTATCACCGCCATGCTTTAACTTTGTATCGTATTGTTTTCTGTCAAGCTCATACCAATGTACATCAAAAATGTGTTTTTCACTTTCTATTTTTCCAACGCATTTTTTCCATTGCCCCGCTTCTCCGCCGTATTTCTCTATCAGCGTGTCCTCAACTTTCAACGCTTTATTTGTCCCATTACCCGCTATGGCTTTTCTGTTGGTTATTATAGAATGGTTCGGTATGAATAATTTTTCACCGTTCGGCATAACACAGTCAAGCCTTGCCTGTAAATATGGATTGCTTTCATATCTGTACTGCCTTTTTATCTCTTTCCACTGCTCTTTATCATTATACTTCAAATCCTGGAATTTGTCAAACGAACGAGGTATTGTTTTATATCCGAGTGCATGGCGGTACTGCACATACTGCACCTTATC